CTACATTCCTCAAATCTCCAAAAGTTTGAGGACAAAAAATGTGCAAGACGTTAGCGTTGGCATGTTTATCCTTTCAATCATTGGGTATGTCTCAGCAATGGGATATACCCTTTTGCGTGTTGGATGGGATTTTTGGTGGATAGTAAATTATTTTTGCGGCCTAGTTTCTGCAACAATCATGGTGGCAATTTATTATATTTACAAAAAACATGTTTAGCATTTATCATTCAGCATTTAATCTCATCAAGCATGGCTTTGTTGGTTGGGAAAACAGCGTTCAAAATTCATGCAAATTTGCAGACGAAGTAATCATTGCAGTTAATACTTCCACAGATAATACAAAGGAAGCAATTTCAGAAACTTTAAAAGACTTTTCTAACTGGAAAATTATAGAAACCGATTTTTCATATCAAGACCCTTGGCTTGATGGTAAAATTAAAAACGCTGCCCTTCAAGCTTGCACACAAGACTTTAAGATTCAACTCGATCTTGATGAGTATATTCCATTATGGCAAAAACCACTATGGGAAAATTTAGCAATGCAGATTGCTCTTAGTCCAGTACAATGTGCGGCGGTTGCTTCTGTGAATCTTTATAAAGATTGGAACCACTATTCTTCAATCACTAATAAGCAATATTTTAATAAAGGACAAGCTTATCGCGCTCCTAGCATTGCAGCTAGAAAACAAGACGGTACAATTAATACAAAAATGAGCGATGGTTGCGACTTGGTTAATGCTGATGGCCAATTTGTTTCAACAATGGCAACTACAACTGAGCTACAACGCTTAGAGCTTGGCGTTTCACCGTTTGTGATACATTTTGGTTATGTAGATTTAGATTCCCGATTAAAGAGAAACCATGAGTTCTGGCATGAGCATTGGTATGTTGAAGGCGGTGGTCAAGACCCCGCTCATACAATTCACATGAAACATGAAGACTTTGAATATCCTTATCTTGAACATAAATTAAAATTATAATATGGATAATTTAATTAAATTATCTTGTCCATCCGAGGGGTTAGGTGATACGTTAATACTTACTTGTATTTGTAAGCACTTGCTTGTAAATAATAAAAAACCAATTGTTTCATTACCTGCTAAAATAAAAAGATTTTCTATTTTATTTGATGGCATCGCTGATGTTATAATCGAAGATGTTAATCAATATTTGCCCGATCTTGGTGGAGGTCACTATGCTACACGAAAACTAAGAAATTTTTTTCAACATGCAGAATTATTAGATAATAGACCTTTAGTTTTACATTCAAATCAAGAATCAGAAGTTTGGACTGCAAATTATCTTATCAATAAGATTAATCCAGTAATTTTTGTGCCGCATTGTGCAAAACAGTGGCATGAAGTAAGAAGCTTAAAGATTGATAGTTATGAGCCGCTATTTGATAAATTAATTTCTGATGGCTTAACTCCAATTATTTGTCAAAGCTCTAGCAATCCAGTTTCTATTAAACATGAAAATATTTTAACAGACTTGGAACTGAGTAAATATATTTGCTTATTGAGAAAAGTAGGTCTTTATATTGGATGCAATACTGGAGATATGCATTTAGCTATTTCTGTTGGCGCTAATTGTCAAGTTATTCAGCCACAAAACCATCCATTATTCAATGCAGATGAGTGGAACTACAATCATCCATCAATTACATATTACCAATTATGATCACAATTTTAGTAGATGAGGGATATGCTTATGATTATTTAGCAATCCTTACGGTTAAGCACAAAATATTTAATAATGAAAAAACACTTGCTGCAAGAAATTTATGTAACGAACACATATTGACTCAAGTACCAGAAGATCGGCACATTGAAATTATACAATCTGAAGAATTTAAAAATTTATTTGACGCTAATTTTGAAACTTTTGAAGCTGTAGAAGAAGCTCGTTATGGAAAGATTTCCGCAAAAGAAGTGGACGATTTAAATATGAAAAGGTATCATTGTAAAGTAGCCTTACAAAATAAATTTTTTCCCGATATACAAACTACAGAACTTAAATCATGAAAACAATTATTATAACTGGTATTACTGGTCAAGATGGCTCGCTGATGGCAGATCATCTGCTAAAAGACCCAAACAACTTTGTTTACGGGGCGCATAGACGCTTGAGCGTTCCAAATCATCAAAACATTGAAAATATTAAGAATCACGAAAGATTTAAATTGTTAGAGTTGGACCTTACTGATGCGGAAAGCATTAATCAAGCGATTAGAGAAATCCAGCCAAACTATTTTATTAATTTTGCCGCGAATTCTTTTGTGGGTAATAGTTGGAAAATGCCGATTAATCACATGCAAACAAACTGCATGGGAGTGCTTCATTGTCTCGAAGCAATTAGAAATTTTTGCCCAACTACTAGATTTTACAATGCTGGCAGTAGTGAACAGTTTGGAGACGTTGCATATTCCCCACAAGACATTAATCACCCATTTCGTCCAAGATCACCATACGGCGCTTCTAAGTGCGCTGCGCATCATTTGGTAAAGGTTTACAGAGAATCTTATGCAATTTATGCTGTTCAAGGAATTTTATTCAATCATGAGGGCGTTCGTCGCGGAGAAGAGTTTGTAACGCGAAAGATAACTAAGAACGTAGCAAGAATCTATAATGCTCAAAAAAGCGACGAATCTTTTTTGCCAATGGAGCTTGGCAATGTTGATGCTAAAAGAGATTGGAGCGACGCTCAAGATTTTGTGCGCGGTGTTTGGTTAATGCTCAATCAAGAAAAGCCAAAAGATTATGTTCTCTCTGCTAATGAAACTCATTCAGTAAGAGAATTTATTGAACTAGCCTTCAAAGCTGCTTCTATTGAAGGTGAGTGGATTGGCAACGGCTTAGATGAAGTTTTTATTGATAAAAACACAAAACAAAAACTTGTAGTAATTAATCCATCCTTCTATCGTCCAGCAGAAGTTGATCTTCTTTGGGGCGATTCAACACCAGCAAGACAAGAGCTTGGCTGGATTCCAAACACATCTTTCTCTCAACTTGTTGAGAAAATGGTTGCGCGAGATTCAGGTTGGCCTTATATTAATTAATTTTATGAATATTCTTCAAATAGGATGTAATAATTGTGACGATCATGTTTTTGATTTCGTCAAAGATAACCAAAATATTATCGGGAATTTTTTCGTTGTTGATGCCTTGCCCAAATGCTGCGAAAAGGCTCAAAAAGTTTATAGTTTTATTAATAACTTAAAAGTATTTAACAAAGCAATCGGTTTGGAAAATACAACTTGTAGATTTTACTTTCCAGAGGGCGATGAAGAATCTGCACATGCATCTTTAAATAAAGATCATGTATTGAAACATCATCATCCAAACGTGAATTTCATTGATGTCGAATGTATTGATATTAATGACTTTTTAAAAAATTTACCACCGCTAGACCGTTTATATATTGATATTGAAGGCTTAGATGTCAAAACATTAATGCACATGAAAGATGAATATTTTAATATTCCATATATTGAATATGAATTTTATCATGGCCAAGATACATTTAATCCTGGAATAATGCATCATTTTCTCTTGCAAAAGTTTGCATATCATGGATATTCTGTGAAGCAAATATCTGAATATAATTGTGCCGCAGAAAAAACCAAATAAAAAACTTATAGTCTCTAAATTTGTCGAGATTCCCGCCAAATCGAAGCGAGAATTTTGGCAAAGAGAGTATGTTTTATTGGGCCGCTTGGCTGAAAGATACAGTTTAGAATTTTTAAGAGACACAAGCTTTTCCTTGAAAGGAGAAAGTTTGGCTATTTTATTTGCGCCAAAAATCCTTAAAGACTTGGATAAAAGATTCAAAATTTATAGCAGCGAATCTCGTATAAGTAGGGAACCGCAAATCATCTTGAAAGATGACCCGTTGCATCAACCAGTTTTAATTGAACGCAAACCTAAAACCATTAGAGATTTTTTAAATGAAAAAGACTAAAGACACAGAAGAAAAGAAGATTACTTCAAGCGAAGTGCTTGAATCTTTCCTGAAACAAAATGCGGAAGATCACTACAACTTTGAAGAAACAGTAGATTATAAAGTGTCAAGCGGTTCGCTGCAACTTGACTTGCAGCTTGGTGGCGGCTTTGGTCCAGGACTTCACAGGTTCGTAGGCATGAATGAAGGAGGCAAAACTAGCGAAGCTCTTGAAGTGATGAAGAATTTCTTGCTTCAAATTCCAAATAGTAAAGGCTTCTATATCAAAGCCGAAGGTCGCCTTTCTCCAGAAATGCAAAAGCGTTCTGGCATCAAGTTTGTATTTTCAGCAGAAGATTGGGTCGCTGGAACTTGCTTTGTTTTTGAGAGTAATATCTACGAAACTGTTGTTGATGCTATGAGACAATTAGTTTCCAAGAACGAAGAGAAAATCAAGTTCTGTTTCCTGTTGGATGCAGTTGATGGTCTTATTGCCAAGAATGATATGGATAAATCCTTTGAGGAAAGTTCAAAGGTTGCTGGCGGTGCGGTGATTGCCGCAACATTCATGAAGAAGCTGTCTATTGCTCTTGCAAAGCGGGGCCACATGGCAATCTTTATCTCTCAAGTTCGAGCAGACATCAAGCTTGACCCATATTCAAAAGCACCAATTCGCCAAACCTCTGCCACAGGAGGTAATGCCTTGCTACACTTTGCTAACTGGATTCTTGAGTTCGAACCCCGCTTTAAAGGTGATTTGATTCTCAAAAACCCTAGCGAAAAAAGCATTGATTTGGAAAAAAATCCGCCAATTGGACATTGGGCCAAAGTCACAGTCAAAAAGTCTCCAAACGAAAAAACCAATCTCACTATTCCATATCCTATTCGATATGGTCGCACAGGTGGCAAATCCATCTGGATTGAAAAGGAGATTGTTGACCTGCTACTTGCTTGGGAACTTGTTAATAAGAGTGGAGCTTGGTTCTCTCCAAGCGAAGACTTCCTGCAATTACTAGCTGAAAATTCTCTTGAGTTTCCAGCCAAGATTCAAGGTGAAGCTTCCTTGTTTAAAACTGTTGAGGATGACGCAGCTTTATTGAAGTTTTTAATTGAATATTTTCGCAAAATGATTTCCAATGAGGTTTAAAACTCTATACGGAAAAGAAAAATATCTCAAGAATGCGTCAAAATATTTAATCAATTGGCGTAAAAAAACTCGTAGCAAATTTCAAGACGAAGTTAAAAGATTTTTGAAGCTCTACTGGAGTGAAGACATTGTATTTGAAGAACTGAGAGTCATTGATACAAGAATGACTTTTGATTTTTACAATGCTAACAAGAAAATAGCAATCGAGGTCCAAGGACAGCAACACACAAAATTTGTTCCTTTCTTTCATGGCAGCAGAAAT